AATATTAGTAGATGCTCTTTGAAGAACATCTAAAGCTGATAGAGTTCTTTCAGTATCACCTGAATTATAAGCTTCGATATAATCATTTTTAGCTAATGACATCTGTTCTTCTAATTGTTTTTGTGAAACAGAGCTATTAACTTTTTGTGTATCAACGTAGGTTTTCTCCATGCTCCTTAGATTTGTTTCTAAATTTTCTTTTTCTTGTAGAAGAGCTTGGATACGTTCGTCTCTCTCTTTTCTTTGTCGAACAAGATTTCTTATTCTTTTCTGTGCGCCTGATGTTTGTATTCCATCAAGTTCTTGAATAGATTCTCTCTTCGTTTCTTCTAATTCTTGTTTAGGTTTTTCGATCTCCTCTGCTGTTTTAATTTCAGTAGATGTCTCGATCACCTCCTTTTCTTTAGAATCATCCTCAACTTCAAAATCAACCTGATCTGGGATAGTAACGTCTCCCCATTCCGTTTCTTCTTTACTCATTAAATTTTCCTTTATACGCTGCTTCGACACAGGCGGTTACGAATAACTAATTATACAATATAATCTTAATTGGTGCAACTATTCTAGCTAGATAAATTAAAAGTAGGGTCTAAATCTTTTGGATTTTCAACTCTCATAATAATTTGATCATCATACAAAAGAAGTAATTTAATTCCTTTGTAATGAAGTTTAATACCTGCATTTTTTCCGTAGCATACATATTCATCTTCTTTACACCACGGTGGTCCGGTAAACTTACTAACATCTTTATATGCTTGATCACCGACTTTTAAAACCTTTCCAACAGTTGTTAGATAGGCAATATCATCTCTTGTAGAGTCTGGTAAATAGATACCCCCTTTAGTTACTGGCTTAACTGAGATAGGTCTAACTAAAACATGGAAACCAGGAATATCTGGTAGTACTTCAGGATCAGGAATGTCTTCTTCAAATCCTGTAATCCATTGATCATTCTGAATAGCTTTATTTAAAGCTTGAACTTGCATGGTTAATTCTCCTCATTATCATAGTATCGTTTTTTTACAATTGAAAGAATATTACTTTTTGCCCATGAAATTCCAGAATGGAACCCTACTAATTCTTTATATGTTGCGTAATCGGAAGCTGATCCCTCCGATAAATTACTTCTCACTGATTCTAATTCTTTATCATATGAATCAACAATCTCATCCCATAAATTCATTTATACAACTATCACTCCAATAATGAATGATGCTACACCTACAATTAAAACTTTTTTCCATATACCACAAGGAGCTTGATGCCCTTCAGGTAGGCAGTTGCAGGAACCGCATCCCACAACATTTTTAAATTTATTACAATACTTATTAATTTTTTCTTTAATTTTTCTAATTCGTTTTCGCATTGCTCAAGTCCTTTATAAGATTTGTAACAGTTTTCATGCTTTCCGATTCTATTTTTGTATCGGATGATAATTTATTTCCAGCTAATCTTGTAAGAAGTTCTGCAGCTTTATACGCATTATTATCGTCTAGCTTCTGTTCCTCTAAGGCTCCCTTCAACAAAGTCTCAATTGCTTTAGCCGCCTGTTCAGATTGATTCATCTCCATATCGGCTGCAAGTTTTTGTTGTTCCTTAGTACCTTCTCCAATATACTTAATAACAATTTCATTTTCGTCAATATCTAATTCTCTATTTTTCAATGCGGCACTAGCAGCATCTTTAGCCATCTGTGCTTGTAACTTATCTCGCTCAACTTCAAGCTTCATAGTTTCAATTTCAACAAGCTGTTGTTCTGGTGTTGGTTGCATCATCTGTGGATTATTAGCTTGAAGAACTTGTTGTGCAGCTTGAGCCATAGCAAACTCAACCATGTCTGGCGTAATAGGCTGACCTTCCGGCACTTGATCTTTCATAGTTAGAGCAACACCCTCAACCTGTTCTTTATACTTCATAACAATATGTTCTTGAATATTAGCTTGCAATACAGGAACAACTGCTGCCATTAAAGGTTGACCACCACCCATAGGGTCTTGCATGAAAGCCATCTTAACTTGAATATGTGCGTCATGGTTTTGACCTGGAAAAGCTCCAATAGGTTTACCCTTAATTGCAACTTGAATATCCGATAGAGGATCAAGAGGTTTAGGCTTTTCTTCAGGTGGAAGTATTAGATCAAGATTAGGCATGTTAGCTGCCTGAAGAATTGTTCTATTCAATTCTTCCATATTAAACATACCAGGAGGAGCTTGTTGGGCTAACTGTAAAGCTAACTGAGACAACATCATTCGATGAGCATTAGAAGGAATATTTGGGTCGCTTACTGGGACAATATCTACTCTTCCATCAAAATCTCTTTTTAGAACTTGTCGTGATACTCCCGGCACCTCAAATGGATATTCATTAGGCAGGTAGTCATAATTAATCTGCGCTAATATTTTTAATTCTTCTCGTTGTGAATTGTGAAGCCTTTTATGAATAGCTGAGAAAAATTTACTACTGGCTTCCAGCAGCGCCATCGTAGTACCTACGGGACCATAAGAGGCGGCGTCAGATACTACCTGTTCTGTTGTGTCAGCAAACTTCTGTCCAGCACCAATAACAAAATTGAGCATGGCGAGAAGAGTATTGGACGGCTCTTTATAAGGCAGCGGAACAATAGACTTAGATAAGTCCATTCCCGTTGCCTCAACTTCTTTAAACTCACCAGGAGATATCGGATCATTATCACCAACAATTCTAACTCCTTTGGCTTTAAACCCTCCTGGCAGATTAGCAAATTGACCCGCATCCACTAACGCTCTCATAGCTGCCGTAGCAGTCATCGTTAGATTACCAAGGAAATGGATCAAGCCTAACCCATAGAAACCAAAGCCCGGAACATATTTGTAATGAACAAAGTGCATTACCTTTTGTCTTGTTTTATCGTCAGGTCGATAGTTTCTACGAATACTTAGAATTTGTTTTGATTGTTCTTCTAGTGTCACAATATAAGGAAGGGACACACCCTCTTCATGTTCAGGGTCTTCCGGTAATTCAAGATAACAGTGTTGCTCTAGAAGAACATACTGATAATCAGAATCGGTTGTCTGAGCAAGACCTAAGACTGTATCTAACTTAGTTGCCATAGATGATTGTTCAGGAACATAAGCTTCTGGTAAATCAATATCTCGATACATACCTACATCAATTTCTTTGATAAGGTCAACCGGACTTCTATAAATTACATGAGTATATCTATCTGCTTTCCTTAGATCACTTGCATAGTATGATACATAGAATTGATCAATAGGAACAAACTCAGATACAGGACGCTCTAATGCAGCATCGTAATAGGTTTTCTTAAAAGCGGAACCAATAATAGGTAGATGAAACAATAGCCGTTCTGATTCGTCAAAGTATTCCGGCATCTGTTCCGTTAGCTGATAGTTCATAAATTCTTGTACACGATCAGCTTGTTCCATCTTGTCAGGAGTCTCGCTACCTATTACCTGCGACTTAACTGGACCGGCTGCTGGAAATAATTCAAGCGAAGCCTTTGCCTGAAACTTAACGGCTGATTCAATAAGGAGAGGATGGACAGCGGTACAGGCTCCCTCAAAAGGTTCTGATGCATCTTGAAGCTTTAATCCTAAAAGATCAAAGCCCCGTTCAAACATACTCTCCCACTCACTTCTAGAATCTCTATCAGATTCAAAGTTATCAAAAACTTTATTAGCTATTTCTTCTAGATCATTCTCGTCAATCTTATCTGCTAAGTCTTCAAACCATTCTTTGATATCTGGTTTTGTTGCTACTTCTACACCTTCTTCAAAATTAACAATAACCCCACCATCAGGATCAAGATCAAAACTTACGTTCTTTTCTATATCAATAGATGCACCATTACTTGTATCAAGCTCAATAATTTCTGCATCGCCTTTTTGATCAAAGGGGTTTCGTTCAATTGCCATTTTTTCTTGTATCCTTATACTTCAAGTAAAGATAGTTACTTAATTCTTTCCAGTATGATTCAAAAGATTTAGAATCTTTTTGATTTGGTCTGATCAGATTATGATTTATTCCTTTTTCAAAATCCCACACAACGAGTCCTAACATCATTTATTTTGAGTTCTTTACAATAGATGCACCAAAGTAGAGTCCTACAATAGCAGATACTAGGTGAGTGTCAAGAGGTGTTAGAACTAAACCTCGTAAAGCTTGCCACTTTATAATTTCTTTTCCTTCAGTTAAAAAGAAAAAGCCAGGATTAAATTCTGTATAACCTACTGTTACTAAAATATCAGGCCAGAATACTGCTACAACTTTAGGCCAAACAATAATAGCTAATACAGCAGAGATTGCAATAACTCTTCTTGTAATCTGAAATCCTGTATTCTCGTAACGTCTAGCAAGGTCTGTTGCTTTTGATTGTTCTTGTAATCCTTTTATAGCTCTGCTGAAAGCTTCTTGTTTTGCTTTCATGCTTTGTGACCAAAGAGCCATAACTCCAGATAATATTCCAGAGCCTAGCATTGTTACAAGTTCTAATGGAAATCCCATTCGGTTACACCCCTTGCTGGTTAGAAAACGATTATACCATTAAACTCTCCAGTATGCAACTTTCTTTTGTCTGCGGGGATTTACATCATCTTCCCAGGTAGGATCATCTGGATGAGTTAGATGCCATGACTCTTTCATGTAATGAACAGCCATAGCTAGAGCGTCTACCTGATCATCATGTCTACCGTTAGGAAAACTTAGCAGTTCTTCAACCAGATCATCTGCCCATTTTTTATTCTGTGGTAGCCACAATCGTCCCGCTTCTAACACTGGACTTGCTGCGTATACTCTAGCTACCTTATCTCTATCTGGTGTGTACTCTAGAATAGGCAAACCACTTCGTCGTAAATCTTGTATCAGTGATTGACCACTGGCTTTCTTTTCCACAATACAAATATCAGGTCTATACTCTTCATGTAGATTTTGAGCTATCTTTCGAAGATCAGGGTATTCAAATCTTCCTCTGGTATTTCCTAGTAGAATAAGATTACTAGCAATATACTCCTCTCCCTCATAGCTTTCTTCGGGCATCTGAAAGATACCCCATGTTTGAATAACGGAGAAGTCAGCACTACTCTTTGTCGAGAAGGCTGTATCTAATGTTTGAATAACAAAGTCACAGGTGGGAGGATCATCATATTCCCATCTTTGTATCCATCTCTTTTTTATTATTCCACCTTCTTCTGGTGTAGGATTCTGCATATACAATGAATCCCAGTACCTTGACCCATTACTTGCAATGATCTCTTCTTCATCAACTCGTAATACTTCATCAGGTTTCCATTCAGGAAAGTAAGAACTTCCTACGGGTAAGTCCAGAAGCTTTGATGCTTCTTCATCTATCCATGCAGGAATACGAATTACCTCCCATTTATGAGTGGCTTCCATATCCATTACTTCTTGTTGTTTTAATAACCAACCACAAAGATCATCATGGTGGTATCGGGTATTCACAATTACAATAGACCCGTTAGGCATGATACGAGTACGCAAACCCGCAGGATACCATTCCTTAATATACCGCCTACCCGCTTCAGAGAAACTATCTTCCTCTGACATAGCATCATCTAGTATTGCTATGTGCGCTCCTCGTCCCGCAATCTGTGATCTAACACCAGCAGCATAGTAGGTTCCATTAAGATTTGTTTTCCATTTACCTGCCGCCCGTACATCCTGCCGTATTTGAACATTAGGAAATACATTTTGAAACTGATCAGTGTTTACTACATCTCGAACTGATCTACCAAAGTCACTAGCTAATTGATCACTATGAGATATAGACATAATCTCATGTGTAGGATTATTACCTATATACCATGCTGGGAATATCTTGGAGCATATGACAGACTTGGAAGATCGAGGAGGAAGAAAGACCATAAGTCTTTTAATCTCTCCATCCTTTACTTTCTGAAGTTTATCAGAAAGTAGCTTTATGTGTCTACCCATCTTCCAATCAGACACAAGAGTAGGAGCAACCATACGGACAAAGGACAAAAAGCTATCTTGTGATTCCTTTAAAACAAGATCATCCATTAATGTACTTAGTGTCATCAATGTATTTACAGGATTATCTTGATCCTGTATGTATTCTTCAGTAATCTCCATAGATACTCTTTAGTATCTCTATAGAGACTCTATAGAGATAACATAAAACCTTTTAAAAAATTATTATTAATAATAAACATTAAAACAATTATTAATAGTAAACGATAATAATAACTAATAACTGTTTGTTCGAATCTCTAGAGATTATTATACAGGAGTATATAGATTCTGTCAAGGCTCCCGCCTAAAATAATTAGGTTTAAATCATCATAGTTTTATATGGATGAAATGACCCTTGTATTTTTGCTAAGTATATGGGGGTAGGGGTATATATATTATATAGCTGAGTCAATTTTTTTGGTGGGGGGTGGTATATTAAATAATCTCTATAGATTATTTAAAGACATGTGATATATCTGCAACACCCCACACAGAATGTGTGGCATATGCATCACATCTATGAAGATTCTTACAGAATCTATGAAGATTCTTACAGAATCTTTGGAGATAAAAAGAAATATCACCTTGTAAGGTTTTATTTTTTATATTTAGAGAGATCAAAGTGATCTCTAAAGATAAAAAATAATATTAGATATCAACCAACTAACTACCAAACCCTGACTGTTGCAGTAATGCAACAACTGATGAGATTCGACTAGCCTTTGATGAAAGGCTTGACAGTCTATGATGAAACTAATTAATAATCTATCTAGTGAGTTCTTACGAACTAGCTAGATGATTAATTAAATAACTGGAGAAACCCATGACCAATATCCAATCCCTCAACTTCGACTTCTCTGAGCTAGACGTGGAAGTATCTTCCTTCAATGGAGGTTATGACCTCCACAATACAATCACCGGAGATCACATCACAACTTGTGATGATCTGTGGGAAGCTGAGTATTTCCTTTCTGCCATCCGTCACAACTAATTAATAATCTACTACTTAGCTTTCTCTGAAAGCAGTAGATGATTAATTAAATAACTGAGGAATGATTATGAAAATCCAAATGAATATGCGTTCTGACTATGGTCAATACCGTTATTATCCAGCTTGTGACAAATCAAAACTCTTAACAGAGCTTACAAATCAAAAGACTTTAACACCTGCCAATATGAGAACTATACAGAAACTCGGCATCGAAGTTGAAATGCTAAGTCACAAACTGTAAGGGTAATTAAATATATTCTGGTAGACTATCTTAGGATACCAGAATATTATTAATTATCTTTTAACCAACCGCCAACCGATAGGAGATTATCATGGCAAAACGTACCGAAAAAGTAACCCAAGCTTTCCGCAAAACCCGTTGGGTTAAATTAACGGAAGGCTTCGAGTCTTTCAAGAAAGCGGTCGATGATGGCTTGCCGATTCGAGTAATCCATCCGTCAGGTTCTTTTAAAGTTATAAAGAATTCTGAGAACCTTCCGAAGGAAGAGGCTCTGAGCTTCCGTCATGAAGCAACGGCCTAGCTTCGGGTAATTAAATATATTCTGGTAGACTATTTTAGGATACCAGAATATTATTAATTATCTGAGTTATTACCTGACCATTTAGCAATGGTATAGTCGGTGTTGCTTCCGACGAAGTGAAGTGATATAGCTATCATAAAACAAAGCATTAGCGGTGAATACCGTCGGTAGTTGGAACCGTAGAGAGGCAAGTGGAGAGACAAGTCTATGAACGTATCGATAGACTTTGTGGAGCTTTTGAAGCGCTCCGTCTCGCAGAAACTTGTCTCTCACCAACACTAATGACTTGACTAATGGAGATTACTATGAATATTCCTGATGATATGAAAGTACCTTTAAATCGTAGAGATTTAAGTAAGCCGGAGAATGTTCGTTGGCTACTTCGTAATCTACCAAGCGGAAACCGTGAGCATCCTAGCTTTAACAAAGTAATTAAGGATTTAATAAAGAGGAGTAAATAATATTATGACTTTACCTATTGTGCTATCGACAATACTATTTGTAGTGTTTGTGGGACTATCTTTGTATAATCTATATGTTATTGTGAAAGTTTTTAGTGAGGAGAATTGAGTATGTCAACACTAGCTCTAGACCATAATGCTATTGTAAATAGCACCACTTTGTATCAAAAGAATATACATGAGGTTGATAGCTATCCGCATAAAGTTATTAAACCAAGCACCAATAAAAAGCTTGGCCGCAAAGTATTGCGAGGCAAACTCAACGGCTATCCAATGTATACATTGACCTTAGTAGAGAGAGAAACTTGTACTAATGCTTGTGAGCATTGGGCTGATTGCTATGGTAACAATATGCCATTCGGTCATAGATTTAAAACTAAAGGTCTAATGCCAAGGCTCAAGCTAGAGCTTGATGCTCTAGATAAAAAGCATCCCAATGGCTACCTTGTTAGACTGCATATTCTCGGAGACTTTTACAGTGTTCTATATGTAAAGTTTTGGAAGACTCAGCTACGCAATAGACCGGCTCTGAATATCTATGGATATTCTCGCCATCACTATGGCTCTACTAATACCAGCAAACCATCAAGAGATATCGGGCAAGCCTTGCTCGATCTAAGAAATAGCATAGGCTTTGAGCGATTTGCTGTACGATTTAGCTCTTTGCCATCCGATACCTTATCGGCTAACACCGAGCACAACTCGACAGCTAATGCTATTACTTGTCTAGTACAAGTAGATAAGAGTGATAGTTGTGGTGACTGTACACTATGCTGGACTACTAAGAAACCTATTACTTTTCTTGATCACTAATCCTCGGAGCAAATACTATGAAGAGAATCATTCATGTAAATCAGCATGTTATTAAAGCCAATCGCAAAAACAACACCAAGAATCCACCGCTCACTTGTAAAAGTTATAAAGATAATATCTATGCTAATGATATAATTGTTGAAGGGCCATGCCGAATCCGATATAGTCCTGATAAACCTTTGCCTTGTG